AAATCCGTTGCGAGGTGATTGTGGTAACATTGTTATTTCACAATCATTTGATGGCTATTATATTTCGGGTATTCATTGTGCTGGAACTGCTAACAATTCTAGTTCTCGTATGATAATTACTCAAGTTAGCCAACAGTTATTGGATAGTGCACCGCCTTTATTAGCAATGTCTGAATATGTTGATTTTGATATTATCAAGCATGGTTCTAAGAAAAGTGGTCCTTTACAAACTCCACATCCCACCAAAGGCGTTCAACATTGGGTTAACGGTTACGCTATTCCCTTGGGTTCTTATAAAGCCCGTACATCCATGCAATCTCGAGTCAAGAAATCAATAATCCATGATGATATTGTTCAAGAATTTGGTTTTGTGAATAAACTCACTAAACCATTGATGATTCCTGAAGAAAGAGATGGTGTATGGTTGAATCCTTTTTCTGTAGCAACAGTGGATCAAGCTAACATTACACCGCTATTCGATGTTAATGATATCATAGCTTGTGCACAATCGTATATTCAGGACGTGACTAAAGACACGGAATGGTTGTTAGATTGTGGACCCGTGGACATACGCACTGCTGTGAATGGTATACATGGTGATTCCTTTTTAAATATATTGCCTATGAGTACTTCAGGAGGTATGTTCTTTGCAGGTGCAAAAAAGCAATACTTTGATGTTTGTTTGGATGATGATGGTGTTGAATTTTACATGCCTAATGAAGAAGTACAGTCAATGTTGGATCTTTTGATCCGGAAGTATAGCCTTGGTCAGAGAGCGTGTGTTTTATTCAATGGTACACTTAAGGATGAGCCGATCAAGCAATCCAAGAGGGATTCAGGTAAGACTCGTATTTTCACTGCGTGTGATGTTGCCTTCAGCATTTTAGTACGACAGAAATACCTTAAGGTTACTAAGGCTATTATGAAGTATAATTTCAAAAGTGAATGTGCAGTTGGTATGAACTGTTATTCCAAAGATTGGGAGAAACTAAAACATTACCTGTGCAGATTTGGTGATGATAGGTTGATAGCAGGGGATTATTCAGCATATGACAAGAACATGCCAGCTGCATTTATTAGAACCGATTTTTGGATTCTTGACTCGTTAATAGCTGTGCACACTAAGTTAAGTCCGCAGGATATACTTATTATGCGTGGTATAGCTACGGACATAGCGTTCCCAATTATCAACATGAATGGAGATGTTATACAGTTTTTGGGAGGTAATCCTTCTGGAACACCTTTAACTGTTATTATCAATAGTCTTACTAATTCTATCTATCTTAGATTTGCTTTCCTTAAAATTGAGGGTCCTAAGAGCTTGCCATACTTTAAAGATAATGTGACTCCTAT